CAGTACTCCCGCACGACTGGGGTCGGCGAGCTGAATACGGATGGTGTCGTCTGGAATGGCCGTTACGGTATCAAGCAGGTTGTGATAGTTGAAGCCAATCGTAAATCCATCGTTGCATTTGCTGTCCGTTATCAGCACCTGGTCTTCAGCTTTCTTGCTGAAGTCAATATCACTTGCGCAGACATTCAGGAACATGCCGTCCTTCTTCAATGCCACGATGTTGGAACTTGCACTACTGAAGAACGCCACACGTTTGACGACAGAGATAAGTTCTTTTTTGTCAACGACCACGTAGTAAGGGTTGTTGGTAGGGATTACAGACTTATAGTTGGGGTATTTTCCCTCCACAGCCTTACACAGGTACTCTATATCGTTGCCTGAGAAGAGGATAGCCTTTCCGTCGGTCTGGATGTCTATCTGTTCGCTGTCATCAAAGACAGACAATGTACGGAAGAATGAGGAGTGGACCAATATCTGTGTAGGTTCTCCACTGCGATAGAAATTGCTGCCACCAGTCTCGGGGTTATTGCTGTGAGTCACCTTGAAAAGAATGCGCCCGTCGGTGGCGACAAAAATAACTTCGCTGCGGTCCTCTGCTATATCAATGCACAGGGTGCTCAAGATAGGACGGAGGTCGTCGTTGAAAACAAACTTGCCTGCCTTTGAAATGACTGACTTAAAGACAGACGAAGGCAGAGAGATGTGCGTCTTCTCCTGATTGAGCTCTCTCGCTTCCGGGAAGTCATCGCCGGCAAAGAAGGGCAGAGAGATGTTGCCCGACTTCACATTGTCGCCGTTATGAGTGCAATACTCAATATTCATCATGTGGCTTTCGTCTTCCGACAAGTCCATGGTGAGCACGCACTCAGGAGGCAGCGTGCCTAACAGGTTTGTGATGCTGACGATAGGCAAGACGACGGGCTTAGAGAAGCTGCCCTCCACGATGTCGAGAGGCGCAGGGATGGTGAGCTGTGTGTCGTCAGTTCCTGTGACGAAGAAGAATTTACCGTCCTTCTTGTTCTGTCGCAGAAGGACATCGGCAAGAAGGGCGACGGAAGGCTTGCTCTCTATGCCCTTTGCTGCCTTCTGCAGGGCTTGGCGAAGCAGAAGTACGGATGGGGTCTGTAATTTCATATACTGAATGTTTTATGTTTTTACTAAGGAAATAGTGAGGAGTCCGCTCTGCAATTCTGAATGGGAAAGCATCCTTCGCAGAAACAGAGTCGGACTGCCTCGTCAAACAACTAAAGATTAGAAAAAAAGAATATTCTCTTTTAGAATGGCAGGTCGTCGGGATTCATATCCGCACCAGGTACAAACGGATCGGAAGAGCCGTCGGCTGGTGGGACGTAAGTATTGGCACCGTTGACTGCAGAATAAGCCTGTGTGGGATAAGGCTGGCTGTTGCCTTTCGACTGTATCTGGTATAATCGTGCGATACGCTTGTTCATCCTGTCACGGATAGCCTTGAAGAGATGAGTGTTCTCGTCATTGAAATTTTCATTCACGATGTTGGGATCTTTCTCTTTGTTGGCCTCCTTCACCTGCTCTACCAACTTAGGGAAGTTTTTAGCGATAGCCTTGATGTAGTCTACAGAGAAAGACAGTTGCATCTCGTGTGTAGGAACACTCACGTTGCTGTCGCCTCGCTCCTGAGCAGACTGGCGCACCTTATTCTTATACGACTCTTTGAAAGGCCAGATATTCACTCTCAACTTAGCCATTTGTCTGTTCGCGTCATTCTTCGACACTTCCACTATAATCTCGTTGAGGTCACAAGGAATACAAACGTAGGGTCTTTGTGGATTTTTCGCATCGATACCTACAAGCACCTGTGTGCCATTCAACGATAACAAATCAATATTACCATTATAGCTTGCCATAATTTATTGTTTTTATGTTGTTAAAAAATTAATATTCTTTCCGATTCTGTCAGAATGGTAGACCATTGTCTTCCATCTTGGGTACCTGTTCCGCCAGGTTACTGCCATTGTTGGCGTTCTGATTGCCTGTCCTTCTTCCCTGTCGACGGGAAACAAAAGTCTTCCATCGGTCTTCCTCCTCAGTGGTGAGTGTGATGATGTTGCCATCGTCATCACGATAAGGCAAGGGGTCGGGTCCCTCGACGTATTCTTTTGCCATCCGTTTCAGATCATCATAATTGTCGGGTATATGGTCTTTACCTGAACGGAAGAAGAAGTACACGTGCTTGCTGGTTTCCACCTTTCGGATGTATTTCGGCTCTACGGTATCGTCGTTCTCCCACTCCTTGCCGACAAAGTATTCCTTCGTTACCCATGCACGGAGCTTAAAGCATCCATGCCGCTTGTTGTCCTCGCTTACCAAAAGGTGTTCGGGGTTCACAATGATATTCATGTTCTTGCAGTACTTGCGTATCTTCTTCTTGAAGGTGGCACGGCTATATTCCTTGCTCTTACCTTCGGAAGCATCCGCCCAATCGCGCATGAACTCATTAAACATCTCATCGGTACAGATAGGTGCGGCATACACCTCCTGCCGGGCAAAGAACCACTCGAAGTACTTCACGGAGTTCTCGGTCAGCTCTCTTACCATCAGTCGGCGCTGTACGTTCTTCTGCGGTGCGATGACAAACTCGTGATATTTCATGATAAACTGCACGGACAACGCGCAGATATATATCGCCTGGTTGCGGTCGTATTCATTCAACTGGTCGGGGTCTGTAGCGAGATTTTTCATGACCTCCTGTGGCGATCGGGCCAACTGATGCTGCATGTGGTTCGCACGACAGAAGCGGTCGGATAAAGACACCAAAGGGAAACGTCCGATCGTCGACGAGTCATCATCACTCAACTGCGAATTGCTGGTAATCACGTTGACAGGTGAGTCCTCCAACTTGAGTGTCACAGGGTCGCCAAACTTTCGCTCTATCTTCGCTCCTGCCGTAACCTTGTTGTAGAAGTACTTCATTGAAAATGAAGCAGGCTTGTCTTCCCAATGTATCAACCTATACTTACCTGGATATATCAGGAGGTCGGAAAGGCTGAACTGGGCATTATTGATAGAAGTAAAATCCTTCATGTCGACACGCAGGACATTGATAGCCGAAGCAACAAACGTGTTGACCAATAGCGATTTTCCAGAACCGCCACTCGCCTCTTTCTCGTCTTCCACCTGGTCTTCCAAGAGGTAAGGACAAACACTCTGCATGTCCTTCCAGGAGCGATAGCAGATACGGCCTATACATGAAATCATGTTGACGAAATGGGAATTGATAGTAGCCACAGCGGTGGCGTCCAATTCTTTCTTGTTGCGTATGGCATCCTGCTCCAGTCGCCATAAGGTGTTGGAACAGCCACGTATGACTCGCAATACAGGCCATAGCTCTTTCTCCTGCTTGCCGTGCCAGTCAACTTGCCACCTGAAGGTCTGCGCCCATTCGCTTAACTCAACGCGCATCTGCGTGATCTCCTCGTTGCTGAAAACAGGAGATCCATCCTCATTGCGCATGACCGCCTTTTGGTCAATAGCACTTTTGCGGTCGAGATATTCCTGACTCTCGCTGATGGTGAAAGGCGGATGAAACACCCTCATCGTGAAGTCGTAAGGCTTCTTCGCCAAAGCTGGGATGAAGAAGTTGATATGGTCGTAACTGACAGGCGTGATGGCCTCCGGCGTGATTTTCAATGCCACATTGCGGAAGAAGAAATATTCCATCCGCTCATTGAAAGACTCGTTGAAGTCAATAACCATCGACTGCAGACCTCCAGCCGACTTCTCTGAGAAGTTTTTGTCGATAAGGTTTGCTGCATCCGACATCATGCGCTGCTCCTCATCGTTATATCGCCAACTCTGTTCGATAAACTCAAGGAGTTTTGTCTTCACTGCTTGGATAATGCTCTTCGAGTCGATATACTCCACGAAGCATCGGTCAAGGTGTATGAATTGTCCCACGAGGTCGGTACTCTCAGGGTCTATCATTCGATAATAACCCAACGAGGTCATAAACAGCCATACCTTTGTAGGACTTACCTTGCAGGTCGGTGGCTTTTGCTTACCGCTTCGTGGGTCACGGGGATATTCTATCTCAAAAGGGTCTGTATTGTTGGCACCACGCAATTTAGAATACAGGGGCAAACGAATATCATGATCGAAACGGAAATTATCTGCATCGGTCATGCGAAACGTCAACATATAGTCGCGTACACTACGAGGGGAGCAGCCATAGAGCCACTGCCATCGCTGGTTATATCTCACCCTGAAAGCATCAGGCAACATCGCATAGCAAAGATCACTATACTTGGTGGCGATAGCACCGCAGTCGCGCTGACTGCTGATGTCGTTGGGGTATAGCATGATGATTTTTTCGGCAAAACGCTTCATCTTCTGGTACTGTACAGCATTGAAGTCCAGTTTCTCCTGTCGCCACTGACCGCGGTCGATATACCAGAAGTTTCTTCTTCCTACTGAGAAGGCTACATGATACCAGCATTTCTGCAGAAAATGAGTGTCGCCATCTTTATCCTTACGAAGGGACCGCATGGCATAATAGATGCTGATTGCATCCTCGGGAGTCCGACAGAAAATGATGTTCTGCGCCTTGATGGCTGCTGCCGGAATTTCTTCGTCTTCCTGGTGGAAAGTACCTTTTGGCGTGCCGTCCTTCAATTCATTCTCTACCCATTTCTTTTTGCTTTTGGTATAGACTTCATCGGGCTGCCACTTGCTGATGGCGGCGTGAACGCCCGTCGTGTTGGAATCACGATGGTCCATGGCGTAAGTGAACACCTTGTCGCCCATCAACCATCGGCTTACTTTCTTGACGGAGTGTTCCTCGGTAGTGGAAAAGACGATAGGAGGCTGCTGCATGGCAGGACGGAAGAGGCAACCGCAAGAGCCCTGTGGCGCTATCACATCGGTAGCAAAACAGACAAAGAGCGGATTCCATGGCGTGCCATAAATAACCTCGCTTACCTGTTTTCCATCTCTTACGGCATTAGGTAATGTCACTTGGTCAACCGCATAGATACGGAAGTCATCATTCAACATCTTCGTGTTGAAATCACTACCGAAGCCGAAGGAAGGTAAGCCTTTTACCATCGTCACCTCGCAGCCAAGTGCAGCCAGTTCCTGCGGGTTGAAATCCACCTTGGGAATAAAAGAAAAAGTATCTATATTCTGTACGGCAATGGTACGGTAGTCCATCTTAGAGAAAAGCATAGGATATTTTGCCCTCACATTCTCAGCATCGCCGTACACCCTTACCACAAGATCGTGGCAAAGACGGAGCAGACTGGCTCCGTGCATAGGCAGGTTGCGCATGGCAGCATAAAGTTCAAGGGCTCCATATCCATGCTTGCCGGTCTTGGTACACATCCACCTCACGGCACCATGCTCTGCCTGTCTGTCATCATCCACCCCTACACCATTGTAGAGACCACCTCGTTCGTCCTTATAAATAATAAGGTGAGGTGTCTGTTTTGCTTTGCTTCCGGCATCGTCGTTAGCTGCCTCCTTCTGGCAGAAGGGACAGAAACAAGCTGTCTGTCCCTCGATACACTGGTTCTCGGCAGGCTTCACGAGAAAAGTCATGTCGAGATTGGCAAGCTGGTTGATGATAGGATGAAATAACATATCTCGTTGTTACTATATTTTAGTTGAAAGAAAGACCGACCGAAGCGGACAGGCAAAACTTTTAGAGACGACCATCGTTTTGGCTCATATACGAAGGTAAGTGAATCAAAGATACTTTCTATCTTCAAGAATCCACTGCGCTCCGCATATTTCCGAGGTCGTAGTGTACTTTCGTACTCTACTCCAGAGCTTTCGACAATGGTATATGAGCGAAGCCGCGGACATTACTGTTACCGCTATCCGCTTCCATGGCTGAGGTCGGTCTTTCGTTTCTTTTCATATTTTTCTTCTTAAAAGGAAAGGCAACAGCGATGCGCCAAACTTTAGTGTTGAACAGCACTTTTTGATGCAGGTTTTCAAGATCATTCTCTCAGGATTACCTACCTCGTTTTGTGCTGCCGTATGCTTATCAGAGAGGTATTGCTACACTCTCCATCGCTGCGCCTTTCCGTGAGTGGGACTCGCTCTAAAAACAAATCCCTATATATATAGAACACGATATGGCAAACACGTGTTAAGGGCTTTTATAAATTCAAGAACGTTTCCAGCCGATAGTGCCGGACGGTGCAGTTGCATATCGCCTGGCACTTATATACAAGCAAGCGAGTGAACTCTGTAAGCGAGATAAACTGCTCGTCAAGTCCTATTATCTGCACTTCCGTTCTCATGTAGCACTTCCTGTTCTTCCATCGGCAGGAATGACTCTCCATGATGCGCAAGTCTTTCACTCTGCCCGCCATCAGAGGATAGAAGTATTGGCATACATCTTTCAAGAGCTCAAACGGCGCATAGAACAATAAGGTGGGTATCTCGTCATCCAATCCTCTCTTCGTCTCTGTATAAGCGAAACGATGCAGGAAGTTGTGTTTGGAATGGCGTCCGGCCTTGGATATGTTCTTGCGGTTGGGAACGTATGGCATCCACAGATAATCCTTGCGTATGATTTTAGCCACGTCTATTCTGTTTTGGGATGACAAGAATTGAACTTGTTTCGTACCATTCCCATCATCTTCCATGTGGAAAGGATGCTGCGCTTACAATCATATACGGGAGAATGGGTAGCCCCATTGTTCAATCCGTAGAGAACCAGGTCGGTCTCTCTTTCGTCTGTAAGCGCATAAGCTTTATTTGTCGTAAACTCTTCTCCGTCCGGGATGAAGCAGCGAGCCATCTCCAAATAGAAAGTGCGATGGTCACGAAAATTGGTATGCTTTACGCCAAAGCGAATCCCCATCTTGTTACAGATGTTTCGCAGTATCGCCACGTCAAAGTCGGTGCCCTGCGCCCAGAGATAAATCTCGTCTTCATGAAGTTTCGTGCGAGTGTCCTCCATCCAGTCCATGAGGTCCTTCACAACCACGTCGATTGGCTGGCAGGGGCAAGCCTCGCTGTCGTTGTCAAGAAGGGCTGCCTTTGCTTCGTCATTCTGACGAGCCCACCAGTCTGCCGTACTCTGGTCGAAGGTAAAGCCGTTCAGAAACTCGCTCCTCAAGTCTACATGTTCGGTAAACTCAGGGAAGCTCAATCTACCGTCATGCTCGCCGAAGAATGGTGACTGAACACCATTCCGATCCCATGCCACTGCCGCAATACTCATTACTGCAGCAGTGGGAGCCAACGAACACGTTTCAAGGTCTACTGTTATATCAATCATTTGCAATAAAAACTCTATATATTATAATAAAGGTATAAGATGAAATCTTACTTACTCATATACTCTCTTAGTAAAGAGGTGATGCCCTCCTGCTCCCAAGGCTTCCAATCATCGGAGCTGAAGCGCTTGATGGTAACAGCCATGCACATGCCTTTGTCTTGCATGAATCTGAAGAAACGAGTGCAAAGTCCTTTCTCCTTTTTCAGACAGGCATAGAACACACCAGGCTCGTCGCTACAAGCCATGTCGTAGAGAGATTTCTCCCCTCCGTCATTGTCTGTATCAGGCGCAGCCTCGTGGTTCTTCAGTACTTCAGCTATTTCGGGGATAGACAGGAACTGGCGCTTGCACTCCTTTGTTCCCATGATCTCCCAAAGAGAAAAGCCTTTCTGAAAGAACCGCAGATAGAAGGTAGGACTGGTAAATCCCTTCTCAAGTAAGAAGCTCATTAAATGCTTCTTTTCATCGGGCGTCATGTCTTTTACATCTAACGCGGTACTTGGGATAGAGATTTTTTCTATGTTTTCTTTTGTCATTTCAAAACTTTTGATTAAATTTGTTGCAAATTTAAGAATTAAAACCGAAACTATAATATATCTCGGGTATTTTCTTTCTTTAATTTGCAAGATTTAACTTATCCGAGGTATTTTGAGACAAATAACGGCGAATAGCCGAGGTGTAACATTATAATTTTAACAATTATGAAGTACGAGTACAATTATTCCTTCCTTGAGAGATGGATGCAAGCCAACGAAAAAGTAGATGGCAAGCAGATATTACAGGCTATTGGGTCTACCAGTAACCAGAGTTTAAGACTGTATCTGGACAGAAAATGTCCGATGCCTATCATCAGTATTCTTCGTTTCTGCAACACGTTCCATGTGCCTATCTCAGCTTTTATTGTCGACAAAGAAAAATATCTTGGATATGTCGAGGATTCTAAAGGTATAGAGACAGAAAGTGAGGTCATCCCACTCGACAGCGACGCTTTTGAGCCTGTTGATGGCTATATCAAGAACGGCGATAAGCGGGCACACGGCAGTCGCTCTCTTCGCAACCCGATAGACGTAACAGAACAATCATCTATCGTTCCTGGCATCATCTTCAAGAAGAATATCTTTTGCGAGCCATCGGGATGCGCGTCAGTCACAGACCATAGAGCGGATACTGAAGTGGTAGAGACGAAGACTCCTGACGAAAACACTCCCATCACTGATGTTGCAGAAGCAGACTACAACAAAAACTTAGTTGACCGACTTTTAAGAATCATCGATGAGCAACAGAAGCTGATGAGTGACCAGCAAAAAGAGATTGCTGCACTCACCAAGCAGCTACTTGAGGTAAGAGCAAACGGCAATGCTATGGTACGAAACACGATGATGGGCATAGCCGCAGACGACATTCATCATGAGTGAGTGACATCTCACCCACGGATATAAACAAAAAAGCAGCCATCTATCCTCACGGACGGATGGCTGCATGTAACTTTAAAATTCCGTAAACTTAAAAATAAAGAAAATAACCTCCCCTACGCTTAGGGGAAAATAATCTATTAACCTATGAATAATCTTGTTCGTTAATGAAAGCCATACGACGACGGAAAAACTCTTTCTCGCCTGTAAGAACACAATCGGGCGACGTACTCTCGTATGGAAGATCTATGTACCAGAATCCGTGATGCAAAAAGAGAGGCGGCGTAGTGTCGCCGAAGCTGAACGGAACGGGTATCTCGTTTCCTTCCTTGTCCTTTGCCGTAACAGGCTTAAAGGAAAAGATGTCAATAAGCTTCGTCTCGCTTACGACGGGGAGCGCCTGCATCTCCTTCTCCAAGTCGCTGCCTTTGATGGGAATAAAGTAAGGGGTACTCTGGTAGCCTTCCGGTCTTGGTACTCTTACGTTTTCCCAGCCTTCCTTACTGACAGTATTCTTAAACTCGACAAAGAGGATGCCACCAGCATAGCCATCGCACGTTTCGTAGTAAGCGTCAGCATGGACACTTTCAGCCCACGCACGAGCCTTTTCCTGGGCTTCCTTACATTCGTCGATGAACTCCTGCAGCTTCTTGCCCACCTCGCTGCCGGCTGCTACCTTGTAATAATAATGAGGTCTTTTTTTGCTACTCATAACTTTTATATTTTATTGTTTAACGAAAAAATTTATCTCCTTCCTCTCCTGTTCTGCGCATACGGCAATAGATAACCGGCTCTCCGCTTTCGTCGTTTTTCATACTAAAACCACGAAGTGCCAACTCCTGAAGATAAAGGACGAGAGGGTCGCCGTAAGGGCATACCACTGCCTTGAAATAGGTCCGTAACTTCGAGTCGTTAAACACATCGCAGTCCTCCGTCCAAGCGTTCAACGGCTTATAGGTCCGACAAAACGCCTCTATCTTGGATTCAATCACGAAATCATCAAGCGTAACCACCGCCTGATCGTCATTGTCCATAAAATCGTCTTTCTTCTTTCTGCCCATAACTATATGATATATAATGGAAACTATTTCTTTGTCTGCTTTCGATATTTGGCTACCAATACGCAAACGACAATCATAATAAATGCAAAAGCGAAGGCTCTCATCTGGAGCTTGAATCTTCCCCACCATGAAGTAGTACTGTCCATAGCGGTATTTTTTTCTTTATCAAGATAGTTACTGTCGTTTTTCGCCCAGTGGGTGCCCACATTCATCTTATTGCTCAACATCAGGCTGTCTATCGTGCGCTGCATACGCGATATGGTTTCTTCCTGATGCTTCAGCCGTGCCTCGTAGGTGGCATTGCGCTCATAGTCGCCCTTGCGGTGTATGGTTCGGTCGGTGGTGGTGGTCTTGTTGCCCTGAGCATCCATGCTCTCGGTCACTCGCTCAGTGATAGTCTCCTCGTTGCTGCCCTTGTCGGTCATGGATCCAGTAGTGAACTGTTCGGTGGTGGCAGCACTGACAGTACTGTCCGTAGAAGTTTCCGACTTCACCACACTGTCCTTAACGATGGCGACGACACTATCGCGCCGCTGCTCACTGCTCCTCTGCTCCACCTTACGGGAGGATGCGCAGCACGCAAACATGATTACAGCCAGAAGCCATAACATTGCTGATTTGATTTTTTCCATAATTTGTCTTGTTGATTTACTCCTGCAAAATTAGAAAAAGTCGCTGACATCAACAGGACATACTAAAACACCGCCTACCCTATGGAATGGGTAAGCGGTGTGAAAAATTATTTATCCGATAAAGAATAATTCCAATTAACTATCTTGCCAAATACTTTGACGGAGCATTTTTTTACGTGCTTAATAACATCGTCGGTTAGACAACTCTCTACCCTTTCGCATTGCTCCCGACTTGCCTTTAGGAGTATAGTCTTGCCATCGTAGGACATAAACCCAACCTTGCGCAGTTCGTCACCAGCCTCTCCATCAAGCATAGATAAGAGCTGCTGCCACTCTCTCTCCCCTGGCTGCTCATCAGCAAAGAGCAACATCTGCTCCTTGGGCGCTGTTGCCTTCATCATCTCCTCGAAAGTATCGTAAACATTAAACTCGATAAAAGCAGGATTACCTACCTTGCGCTTACCATTGTAGACAGGTTCATACGACACGCAAACGTCGAGTTGACCCATCTGCTTCAGTCGGTTTATATCGGCAATGCTATTGTCGAGTACATTCTTCTTGAATTGCGAAAACTTAGGATAGGTCTCTTTCACAATTTCCGTACCACTAAATTCAAGCATACCTAAATACTTCTTGATTTTACTGACCGTAAGCCGGATTTTGCGCTCTTTCCAGTTATTGCCGCTTGCATCGCGCAGAATGTAATATATCATTGGCATACGCGCCACCTCACCAATCAAAGCAATGTTATCAGGATGTGACACATATCCCTCGGTCATATTGAAGGCATAGTCCAATACATAAAGGTGTTTGTCGGGATCTATCACTTGCGGGTTAAGCCCAAACACAACTCCCGTGTTCTTAATAGACGTTTCGCCACTCAGAAAAACATTATACATGTGCATACCCCATGTACCATCCTCATTCTTCTTCGGACCTTCCACCTTTACGTCCAACACTTCTTTCATCGCTTGCTTCACGGCAAAGAAATTGTTTTCTGGTACACCTAACTCAGCATAGGAGATGTATATCTGGGTGACACCCGAATTTTTCACTGCCTCGGAGAACAGGGATTTGGGTACCTTGCGCGACTTAGCCAAATCTGAACCAAAGAACTCTTTTATGAAGGGCTGCAACTGCTCACTCACCTTCACCAGCACCGCCTGCTGCAACAGCGACAGGTTCTTGCTCAACCTGGTGAAGGCAAAAGGCGTATTTATCCACTTTTGCGGTAATCGTTTCTCGTTTTCCATATCGTTTCCTTTCCTTTGAGGTAAAAAGTTACTAAATCTTTTTACCTATTTACTATTTCGTTTTACCTATTTACTAACTATTTTTCTTTACCTTGTACTTAAATCACTGAAAATCAGCAATTTCTCTTAAACTCCTATAATATAGATAAGAAGAAACATATTTTTTCTTTATATATATTTTAATAGTAAGGTAAAAAGATTTAGCATATAGGTAAAAAGATTTAGTAAGATTTTACCTTATCGTTACCTTTCGAGTAAAGCAATTTAGTACTTCACATTTAAGGTAAAAAGATTTAGTAAGATTTTACCTTATCGTCACCTTATGGGTAAAGCGATTTTTCTTTCTTATGTTTGAGGTAAAAAGATTTAGTAAGATTTTACCTTATCCTTGAGAATATCTGTCGATAAACTCTATCACTCCCTGGGCAGCCAGTTCCTGAAGCGTCTTACCCGTACATTCCTTCAGACGAGCCAAGCGAAAATAATAATCCATGGGGATTGTTACCTTTACACTTTTCTCAGTCTTTAAAGGTTTCATGGATAATGGCTGTTGCGCTTCACCTGCCGGCTGTTGGCTGCCAGTGGAAGAGGTGGTGGTAGCACTACCGCTCGCCGTACCCGTTGAAGGCATAGAAGATGCCGACTGTTGCGAGGTCTGTCCTTGCTCGTATATTCCTTCTATTTTATCCATTGCGTCTGATTTATTCAAACCGAATTTTTTTACATTTGGTCTTGCCATAATATTCTATTGATTAAAAGTCCTCAAATATTTGTATGAACTATAACATGAGCTGCCTACTGAGGCATACTCTCTAAGATTTCTTTCGTAAATCGCTCATAGTCCTGCCCTACCCTGCAGTAAGGTGCATAAGAAAAGATGTCGGTACCCATCGCCTGAGCTTCCACCATCTTGGTATCTCTGCGGGTATATGAATCGAACACGTAGTCATCAAATTTTTTGCTCAGATATTCCTTGAATTGACGCGTCGCCTTGGTCTGGTCGTTACTCATCACCTCCAACAGTCCACGAATATCCAGGTCCTCATTCAGATCTTCCCTGGTCTCTTTCACGGCGTTGGTGATCTCGGCAATACCTTTTGTGGCCAACACTTCCAACTGGACGGGGATAACGACACTCGACGCTGCTGCCAGCGCATTGTAGGTGAGCAACGACATGGCTGGAGGGCAGTCTATCAATACGTAATCGAAGGCATCCAGGATGCTGTTCACACCCTCGTCTGCGAGTTCCGTGCCCTGCATTTCCTGTAAGGGCTTCAATAAAAGTTTGCGCAAGGCCTTGCGAGGCACCGCCATCTGGTTAAGGAATGGCTCGATGCTGACCATCTTCTGTGAAGCTGGAGCGAGGTAGATGCCTTCCTGCATCTTATATACGGGCAAGGGTGTCTGATTGATAAGAGCATCGTAGGTGGTAGGCTTATTGTCGCTGTTCACCTGGTCCCAACCGAAAAGGAAGGACAGACTGACCTGCGGGTCGAGGTCTACGAGCAAGATACGGGGCTTCCGCTCCTTTCCGTCTGCACCCTTTCCGAAGTACCCCTTACCGAAGCGACGCAGCCCTGTTGCTAAACTCTGTACCGTTGTGGTCTTGCCTACTCCACCTTTATGATTCACGAAGGCGAGTATTTCTTTCAATCTTGTTTCTGCCATAATCTTTTTATTTTAAATGAATAATCTATTCGATAATGCTATAATGTGTAACGAATACACCGAAGTACATAAGTACGTTAGTACTAAAGTACGAACCTACGTATCTACGTACCTACATACGTACCTATGAATTTTCATACGTGCAAAGATACAACTAAAAAACATAACTACCAACAATTTTCCGTTTTATATTTTAAATATTAAGTATTTTTATAGGTTTGTATCTATGAACGAATGAAAATACGAATGAACGTAGCTTCATATCAGCATACGAACCAACGTATCAACATACGAATGCGCATACCTACGTCCGAATAAACGTATGAACCTACGTACCTACGTGCATACGAAAGTACGTCAGTACATAGGTGCAAAGGTACAAAAATACGAATGTGTGGAAGTGTGGACGTATCGAAGTGGAAAGGAGTGGACGTTGAAAGGTGCAATCGTATAAAAGTACTAAAGTGTAATAGTATTAAAGTATAATGGTGTATTGCGTAAAAGTACAAAAGTACAATGGTTTAAAAGTGTAATGGTGTGAAAGTGCAAAAGTACTAAAGTACAAAAGTATAATGGTATTAAAGTGTAATGGTACAGAAGTATAAAAGTCCAAAAACGCAATGGTCATTGCCAGAAGTGTAACAGCCATCAGCAGCACGCCCTGAAGGGGCAGAAACTCTTAGCCCAGGGTAACACCCTGGGTATAATGGCAATCAGCAATGCGCCCTGTAAGGGCAACAGCTTTATATATTGCCAGAAGTTTTAAAGCTTTTGCCCTTACAGGGCGTGCTGGGGAACTCTTTTGAATTTATATGTTAATATCATTACCTTCCTGTTGCCATTCATCTTTGATGGAAAGTGAGAGGGAGGCGCTGTGATTGTAAAATGAACCTGTAATAGTCGTTATCTTGTTACGCTCCAAACGGACGTTAGGTACCGTGATGGTTGCATAGGGCGTGGGGTTGTTCTTGCGGTTCATCGTGAAGGTGATGTCGGCTAAATAGCCATCTTTCGGGCAAAGCACGAAGTAGGCGAGGGTAGTGCCTATGGTACCGGCAAGAGAGGAGACATCAGAGCTGCGCTGATTTTTCACATAGTCCATAACATCCAAGGTCTGCCAGTTGATAGTGCGGTATTCGTTGAATGTAGCATCGATGGTACTGCAATCGTCTGGGAATACATCGGTGCTGTTGACCACCATCTTTGCCACTAATCGTTCCAGGGCGATGACAGCCACCTCGTTCTGACCCACGGCAACCGTTATGTCCTTCACAGCGCCGAAGCTGTCTGAAGTCTTGTCGCTCGTCCAGACGACGGGATCCGTGGTGGCTGATACTGGCGTCAGGAGGTTGTCGGTAAGCGCAAAGGGAGTGCTTGATGCGTCGAGGAGGGTAGGGGCGGTGCTGCGGGTAGCTATCACCTTTAGGGTATGCTCGCCATAATCGAGCGTCAGGTCAGGCTCGGCGAAGTCCGCTGCCGTGCTCGTCTGATGGAGCACTTGGAGCAACTTGCCTGTCGCCTTGTCGTAGTCCAGGATATAGAGGTCCGTGAGCTCCTTGCCGTTGGCGGTAAGAGAAGCACGCGTAGCTGCATCGAACATTGGCACTGCGGCAGCCTTAGCAGAGGCAGAGGGCTGTGAGGCACTAACAAACAGCAACTTGACGTGAGCCTTACCAGCAGGCTGCTCCTGTTGCTGCTCGTCATGAAGGTGGAAACTCTCGCATGATGTCATCGTGGGCATCAGCAGGGCTGCAGCCATGGCCATGGTGCAACAAACAAATAGTTTCTTTTTCATAATCTTTTAGTTTTTAGTTAATAAAATAATTGAGTAGATTCAATGGATTTTACCCTATAAGCGACCTTACCAGACTTTTGCCTTTCTCCGTCAACTTATACACATCCTCGCCGAACACTTTCAGATACCACGTCTCAAGATACCCTGCTTCTACGAGTTCCTCCAGTTCCGGACACTTTGGCTTTTCGTCTACACGTCGATAAGCCGCAAATCCTTTCTTCTGAATGTGCTTCAATGTTTCAATCTGACTCTTTGAAAATTTCTCTGTTTCTGCCATAATTCTCTAAATATTAAAAATATTGATTATTTTCCGTTTACGATCTTGTTATACTCCTCTTCGGATATTACTCCCTTTTCCTTCTGCTCATAGAAAAAGCGTCTCGCAAACAATCCCATCACGTGCCTCAGACTCTCACATGCCAGTCGAAGGTTCTCGCCTTCGAGTGCATCCTGGGTGAAGTTCTCCCCGTCCTTCTGGCAACAAATGTCTGCCGTCACAGTCTTACCGTCGGTTTCAACCGAAATAATAATATCAAATAGTTTCTTTTTCATTTTCTTTTTGTTTTTAATTAATATTATTAATGACCGTTTATCCTTCTTCTGCAATCAAGTCATCAAGATACTCGTCTGCATCCGACCACAACTCATAAGTATTAGTATTTGGGCAAGGAGACTTCTGATATTCTTCATCAGAGATATATCCCTGCTGCTTCAATTCTTCAATACGCTGTCGCGCTTCTTCCTCCGTGAAAAACTCGTTGTCTGTCACGTCATTCTTTTCATGGTCGTTCACAATATAATGACCGCATCCATAAAAGGTGGTATTAATAATGGAGTGTGCTCCACGTTGTTTGGTTTCTTCGTATGTCATAATATGTAATATTTAAGTTGTGGTTTTTATCATTATTGATAACTGATAATTATTGCTTGAAGGCTCCTGCCAATAATGGCAAGAAGAAAACAGCAGCACCGATCATGGAGAAGAGGACAACACCCGTTGATACGATAGCCAAGGCTGCGAACATATAGGTCAACGCCTTTTTGATGCCACAAGAAGGCCTCTCCTGCTGTGCTGCAGATACCGATTCTTCATTTTCTCGCAGTGTCGGCTCACCTACCTGCGGATAGTTACGCTTGCGCTTCGGCTGGGGTATAGGTTCGGGCTGAGGTGCAGGTTCCGGCTCCTGGCTCTGATTCATCTCAGGCTCAATAACGCAAGGCTCGGCTTCCGGCTCCTGACTCTGATGAATTTCAGGCTCTATAACGCAAGGCTCCTCTACCTTACCATCAACGCAAATAATCACATCACCGTGCAAGCTGACCTCTATCTTGCATCCAGGTGTAAGATCCTTCTGAAGGAACGTGCGCTCGCTTCCACAGTTGGCATGGGCGAAAAGTTGTCCGTTCATCTCTACCTCGTCAAAGTCGGCTACGTATGTTATTTTGCCGGTCTTCTCGCCTATAGTGGTATGGTGTCCGCGATATGTGGTTACGGCCTTGAATACGGGACGGAACTTAAACGCGCAGTTATACTTTGCGTCATGGTCGGTCTGTCCGATGCGGCCGTAATAGTCGTAGTTGTCGAACTTGAATACGAGTCCGTCGGTAGGGTATGGCAACGCCTCGCGGTCCACCTCGGCAGCACACACGATGTTCTCGATGTCCTGCTCCAGCTCGGCATCTGACTTTTCAAGATTGAGAGCCGACACAAAGCCCGAAGTCTTAAAACCATTACACTCAAGAGCTTGCATAGCAGTAGCGTGTCTTTTTTCAACGCTGTCCATAATAAGACGGAAGGGATGAAACTCCAATCGCTTGCATTCATCAGCCACAGCCACCTTCTTAGCCATGATGCCGTTGCTCGTAGAACGAGGTGATTTGCCAGCCTTGCTATAACGAGCAAACTCCTCAAGCGTGATAATAACCTCGCCTCTTACCTCCACGCGGTCATACAGACAAAAATTTGCCACAACGTGAGGTACGCCCTTAACGTGCTTCATGTGCTCCAGGCAGTCGATACCGAACAGCTCTTTACCGTGTCCGTAGGTGGCTTCTGCCAACACTCCCTGGCGATAAACAAGGCTCACGGTCTCGCCGTCAAACTTCCACTCTACATCCACCTCCGTTCCTTTAGAGCTGATGTTGGCAGCTCTCTGCTGTGCTCTCAGGTATTTCACCACCGCCTTGGCATCATGCAACTTCTTCATCGAGAGGCAAGCCGTGCGACGTGCCACGGTGCGCTTGCCGTTGCCGTTCTCGCTGTAGCACTGCTGAGTAGGCGAGTCGGGCAATACCTCGTTGGGATGCTGCTCTTCGTATTCCTGCAGGGCAAAGTACATAGCGTCATATTCCTCGTCGCTGATGGTCGGGCGGTTCAGCCCGAAATATCTATAGTCGTGCATCTTCACAACGTCCACCAGCGCACGATAATCGTCGAAATTCTCTATTTTTTTCATAATGCTATAAATCTAAATTAAAAGTATGTTGTTGCTATTTTTTTTATTCGTTTCCCTGCTGCACTGCCATAATCGTGCGCATGGTGTCTGTGATATACTGGCCGCCTCCGTGCTGGAGAATCCACTCGTGCACATCATCGGCTACGATATATTTTCGTGTTCTGCCCTCCATGGCAGGGCGACCTGATCTTGAATTTTCAGTCTTGATTATTTCCATATTTCCCTCGTTTTATTTTTCGTCTATAATATCATCATCTGCGGTCTCAGACTCTTTCAGATCCGTTGGCAACCATGCAGGCCACCAGGTCACATCCATTGCCCATTGGAACATGTCTGTGTCTTCCGTGCGATAGTTCCAAAAGACGTGCAAGATTTTGAACACTTCCCAGGCTTCTGCGTCCGTCAGTTCCGACAACACGCCTTTCAGGTTCTCCTCCTCGGCTTTCGTCAGGTCCACTGTCTTCTCCATTTCCAACCAGTCGCACACCTCAGCGTACAACATCCAAGCCGCGTGTTCTGCGTCCTTGTCCGACAGCAGAAGGCTGTTGGTAGCTGCTGCCATCGCCAGCCAGTATTTTTCGTTAGACAGCTTCCAGATAGCCGAGCGACGAGAGCGCAAGTCGCTAAGAGCCACCTCCACGTGGTTCTCTGCCATCCAGTCGCC